CATTATGTTTATTTTCGCATTGGCTTAGCCTTACTTTAAAAGCTTCTATCTTAAGATACATTTGAGTAAATAGTTTTTCTAACCTAGCTATTCTTTGTATCTGTGTGTGTTTCTTTGGTTTCATCAAAATAATTTAATTTGTGTTTGAGGCTTGTAACTTGCATCATATCTTTTATTTGTTTCTTTTGGATAATTTTTAATTTTAAAAAGTTTACTTTTCATTATAATTTTTTTTTGTTTTCTTGTTCCATTTATAAATACATATCTATTTTTTGGGGGTCTTTCAACTTGGTATAAATCATCTCCATATTTTTCTTTTAGTTTTTTTACTCTGTCTTTTGAGTAAGCAAATTCATCAAATAATGTTCTTGTGTGTATATTTGGTCTTGATTTTAACTTCCAATCTTTTTGAGTGTGGCTTTGACCTGTGTAATAAAAATTTGTAGCTTGATAAATATATCCATTATGACCAAAAGATTTATCAGCATAACTAACTATTATAATTGGTTTAGGTAATTTTTTTATACTATTAGAAACAAAAAAAGAAGTTGCATTTTTATCTAAATCATCATTAGTAATTAATCTATTTAATTCATATACCAAGTGCATATATTCAACACCAAATAAAGATTTTTTCATTTGCATTGGTACAGCATTACCAAAAGTAATGATACCTACTAAACATAAATCTTTGTACAAACCAAAAGAATATGTAAAAGAAGTCATTCTTTTTAAATAATGCTTTTTTAATATCCATTCTTTACAATCTTGCGTTGATATGCTTTTTACTTTATATTTTTCTTTAATACTCAAAGTTCCCCTGTTAAACAATAGTTATCTAAGTAGGTTTAATATCTTCATACTATTGCGTTGTCTAATTGTTGTATTAAGTGTCTTAACTCGCTTCTCTCAAACTTACCAGTTATCTCTGCATTATAAGTCTTAAAAGTTAGATGATACATATCCTTCTCTGCTTCGTGTTTATTTTCTACTTTACCTAAGTACTCTATCTTTAAATTGAATTTCATATTGATTTATTGTATTTACTTAAAGGTGCTTTACCTTCTCTTTCTAATTCTTTTTGTAGATTCGCTAAAGCTCTCCAGGCTACTTTAGCTGAGTGTTTTTGACCATCTGTATCTGTTGTACCACATTCCATTAAATGTCTAGCTAAAGCATCTAATTCGTCTGAGGACTTAGATCTATCCCAGTGCAAAGGCAAATCTGGATGATGCTGAATATTACCAGAGTAAGATACTTTAGATACTTCTCTTATAGCATCTGGAAAGTATTTTAATACTCCACTATATACAGGCATTTTCTTCCTACTCATTTTTAATAATTTACTTCTATAAAATTAGCTATTTCTTTACAATCTTTACATCTACTTGTTTCTCTCCATCTCTCAGCTCCACAACACTCTGACACTTCTCTCCATTTATCTGGAGGAAGATTCTTAGATCTTATCCAGTCTCTAATAGGTTTAGGTAGCCTAAAAGTCATACTTCATTCTAACTACTTGCCACCATTTAAGATGCTCATATTCTTCTTCTGTAAAGACAAATACTCTTCCCTTACTATTTATTATACAGTGTAAACCAGTTTCTAAAATTCTATGTTCCATTATTCGTTATGTTTAATTAATAATTCTTTTATTTCTTCTAATTGATTCGCATCAAAGAGATTATAGATATCTACCCCTCTGACAAAAACAGAGTACAGATACACTTCTGGAGCAGATCCTATATAGTCATAGGTTTGCTCTTCTCCTTCTTCATAATCATACTCTATCCAGAGCTCTATATCGTTATACTCAATCTCTGTTTGCATCAATTCTTAGTTTTAAATTTTCATCTCTAAACTTTTTAAGCTGCTTATCTTTAACCATTAGATTAATCTCTAAGGAATTAGTGTAAGTATACATCTCATAAAGACATTTAGCTAAACTATCTAAGATTTTTGTATCTGGCTTAGCCTCTTTCCATTTGACAAACTGCTCAGCTAGTGCAGAAAAATTAGCTTCAAACAGTTGTTTATCTAATAAGTTCATTTGTTATCATTAATAAATTATATACAATAATACAAAATTGTTCACTATTTACCAAATTTATGAACACTTATCTTTAAAGTAGTCATCCCACACTCCATCCTCATCCTCTTGATATCTATTGATAATAGAGGCTTGAGATTCCTTTAGCATATAAACTTCCTTAGATACTTTAGTCTTATCCCACATTGTAGTTTTAGGACAGGCTTTATCATCTATAGTAGGCATTTCTATTTTATTTAACCAGTAGAGATAATTACCTTTAGGATCATTAACAAAGTATAACTTAACCACATCCTCATCTAAACTCATTAGCCTATCGTATTTAGCTTTCTCTAGCATTTTAGTTTCATAGTACTTATTTCTAGCCTTGATCTCTACAACAGCTCGGAATCCTTTTGGTGTATATCCTCTAGCATCATAGAAGGTGTTTTCATTTCCACACCATTCTAAATTCCATCCACATAAATTTAGTAGATGTATTAAAGCTTTCTCGTACTTTTCTATATTCATTCTTTTGGTTTTTCTATAGAACTCCAGTGATTATTTAGTTCTTTTATCCATTGCTGGTATCTGCTTTTATTACAGGTACAAGGCTTCCAATATTTTCTATTAAATACATCTGAATAGTATTCTGCTATCATCTTTACTTCTTTTGCAGATATCTCTTTAGAAGTAGATTCTCTAAACTTTTTCCAGTTAGTGTATTGTTCTAAATTCATTTTCTATCAAAATAATTATCCAGGTAATCTCTTCTTTCACTACATCCACAATCATCTCCCCAAATCTTTTTTACGATCCACTGAATACCTACAGCTTTAAAGATCTTCTCTAGTAAAGTCCCTACTTTCATTAATTTGTTTTTTAATATGTTTTATTGTGTTGTATAAAGAATAATAGCTAATTCCTGTCTCTCTAGATAATTGAGTAATCTTTTTCCCATTCTCAAATATCTCTTCATATATAGTTTTATAGTATAGCTTTTTTAGTACTTGATTATCATAATCTAAGTCATCATCTTGATAATTAATAGAATTAGATTCTAGCCATTTAGTAATAGCTCTTACTTTATCATATTTATTATCCTCTATATACTCTTCATCCTCTATCTCTGGTAGGTATTCTAAATCAACTAACTCTATATTCTTTTCTTTTCTCTTAATATCAAATACCATATTTCTTAATATAACGTAGCAGCCATAAAAATTAGGACTATTCTCGTCATAAGAATAATCCTTATCTTTCATTTTTATATAAAACTCCTGAACTATGTCTTTTGCTGTGTCAATATTACATCCTAACTCTAAGACATAACCTATCCATAATCTATGATACTTAAAAACTCTGCTAAGCATCTTTAATATATGTAATAGAGATTAGTATAATACCAAACATAACCTGGAATATTACTCTAGTACCTTCTTCTACTTCTTCTTCATCATATAGGAATAAAAGACCGAAGCCAGTTATGATATGGAATTGTATAGCTGGATTATATTTGTCGGTTATTACTATAAGAAATATAAGTAGTAATATAAAAGCTCCAATAGTATATATAATCATAACCTTAATTTTATCTTAAAGTTACAATTTTTTTTATACTTTTTTTAAGAACTCATTAGCCTTGACATCTTCACTTATTAATTTTACTATAGATTTACCATCTATTTCAAAGCCTACATTATTAATCATTGACTTTAATTTTATAGGCTCATCTAAGCTTGTAGGCTTACCTCCTGTCTCTACCTCTTTTACTTTCCTAACGTGGATATGAGTATACATCCAATCGCTAGGATGCTGAATATATCTATGTACTACCCAAAAGTCATCTGCTCTGTTTACAAACTTACCTCCCCCTTCTACATCACTAGCCATAGGAGGAATAGGATAACCACCATACTGATGATCTATTCTATGTAGCATTCTTATAGCTCCAGTATTAGCGTGGACATTCAACCAAATAGTAATGTTATTGTTTTTGCAGAATAATCTGAATTCAGTTGTAGCCTGGTAATCGTATTCGTGTCCCCCTAAGCTCTTCATAAGCTTCTCATCCTTTGCTAGTGAGTTGTAAGGATCAATCATAAATCCGTGATAGTCCCAAGCATTTTTATATTGTAATCCTAAATTAAGTAAATCTCTATAAGTATAAAGCTTTTCTGAATCTATTATCTTGAAGTAGTTTGCTATAAAGTCTGTGCATTTAATAAATGTTTCTTCACTTATTTGCTCCAGTGGTTTTCTTGTTAGGTACTCTACCAGCTTTCTTATAATACTATGTGGTTGATTCTCGCTGGAAAATATTAACCATCTCTTTCCGTATTTAAGAGTGTAGCATAACATTAAAAAAAGTACTGCAGAAGTTTTACCTACATTAGCCTGTCCCAGTATTACATTAAAACCATTAGGTTTAAATCTTAAGTAATCATCTATCTCTGGTATATCTAATCTTAATCCTTCTTTTACACTACCATTTCTTATCTGTCTTAGTTTCTCTAGTTGTTCGTTATAATTTATTATCATAGTTCAAAAAAAAGGCTACCCATATAGAGTAGCCAAATAAACAAAATATATATTAGAAAGGCAAATCTGCTGTTTCTCTATCTGGCATATGTTCTTTAGAAGATACAGGATCTTTCTTAGGAGAATCATACACTCTAGCATAATACTTGTTAGGATCTTTACCAGATCTTAATACATCAAAAGTTAAATATCCTTTATTAGCTTCTGCTTTGTCTTTGTTTTTCTCTATCCATTCAGACATCTCTTTAGCATTAAAAGAAATATTAGTTACTATGAAATCTAGCTTAGAGCTTCTTGGGAATAGGAAGTTTAAAAATTCTATATTATTATCCATTGTTATTTAGTTATCCAATTAAACATTATCTCAGCATCTTCTATTACAGATTGTACATCACTTGAAGCCCTACCAGCGTGAAGCTCTGAGGATGCTTTAATACAAGTCTGTTTAATAATAGATGTTTGTATATCATCTCTAGAGGTATTAGGTCTAGAGTTGTTTGAGCTATAGTTTTTATTAGAGTAATCGTCTCTAACTAACTTAGCATTTTTCATCTCTGCATTACTGACAGTATATTTTATACTATCTCCTACAGATGCTTTAAAATCTCCTTTAGCAAAAAAAGTAAAAGCTTCTCCATCTGCAAAGGTTACTAGGTATTTATTCATACCATTCCATTGACCATTAGTGTCTATGTACTTGATTCTTCCGTTTTTCATTTAGTTAAATTTAGTTATTATATAGGTTATTATGTTTCTCTCTTTCTAGCTGAATCTCAAGATACTCTATTCTTTTCTCTAAAGCTTGTATCCTAGCAAACAGATAGTTTTCCATCTCTAAAGATGAAACTCTTATTATATCTTCACTATGAGTCATATTCTTGAAAAAATTTAAAAGCATCTAAACTATTAAATATAAAGTCCATTTGAACTATAGTTCCATAAGTTAGATCTGTAATAAACTTATTTTCTTCTAGTTGTGAAGTAATACTCCCTACTAATAGAGGATATTTAGTATTAGATTCTTGGAGTTTTTGCCTATAGTGAGGCTTTAGTCTTTGTAGTAAATTCATATTGTTATCAATTAATTCATTCCAAAAGTATATAAAATTTTGTTAATAAACAAATAGTAAACAAAAAAAAGAGCATCCCTAAGGACACTCTTCTCTGAACAATGATAACAAACTTAAACTAAGTTTACGCAAAAATAACCTATATTAACTTCTTAACCAAACTTTCATAGTGTTTTATTAGTTCTATTAACTCAAAATCTGCTTGTTTTATTGTCTCTCTAGACTTCTGCAGCAATTCATCAGCTTTATCATATCCAAACTCTTTGTTTAAATTCATAGCAAATATATAATTCTGCCCATATCTCATACAATTACAAGCATAACACTGTGGTCTACAATTATCCTCATCCCATCTTAAGATCCTAGAAGCTCTACTAATAAAATGACCATTTTGCATACCCTCTCCTTTCCAATAAGCTTTCTTATCACAAGTATAGCATTTTACTATACCATTTTTATCTGCATATTTTCTCCTAATATACTCACTAAATATAGTATCTAGTTTCTTTATGAGATTCTTTCTGGATATCTTTCTAGGCATAAACAAATATAATTCTAAAGTTTTAAAAAATAAATTTGGAAATTAAAAAGTATTTCTTTTTTTTATACTATATAGTACTATATGGTAGATACTATATAGATATTACTATATAGAAAATAATATATATATATATACTAAATAGTATTACTATAAAGTAGATACTATATAGTAACTACTTTTTCCAATTTTTTGTAATTTTCTCTGCAGATCTCATACCAAAGTATCCACCATAAACGAGAAGTAATAATGAAGATAGTAAGTCTATCCAGTTAGAGTCTATTTTAAAGCCTTCTAAGGAACTATCTAGTATGATGTATATAAAAAGTGTAAGAGTTAAAAAAGCGAGTGTTAGAGGTCTTATATTGCGTGTTAAATAACTGCTAGTTTCATTATCAGATATCCACCTTTTAGTGGTCTCCTCCATTTCTTTATTTTGTTGATCGTGGATTAATTGTTGAAGCTTTATTTTGTCTTCTGTAGATATACTAGATTTTGTGATTTCGCTTATCGCTTCTTTAGGAGATACTACACCTTCTAGAATTTCCCCTAAAGCTGGATTAATAACTTTAGCAGCTCCTAATAGTAGCTTTCCTACTGTGGTATCTTTAAACTTTTTTTTAGGCATATTATTTTCTTTTATCCCATCTAATCATAAGACCTCTTATGTCATAGTGAGTAAAGCTATTGTATCTACCTAAACCACCAGATTTTATAAATCCACCCTCTTGAAGTTTGTCTATTGCAGTAGCTACCTCATCTGGAGTTAAGTTTTTTACTCTTATATCTGCTGCTTTACCTAAAATATGTTGGCTTCGCTTTGCTCCTTTAATTTTACGATTGTAATTTTCGCATCTCCATCCACTATTTATTTTAATAGGCTCTTGTAACTCATCTCTAATTATTTGTAAATTCTCTGCAAGTTCTTGTATGTTGTTATACACTTCCTCTGGCATTTGACACTTACATCCTTTAAAGTTGCCCTTGCATTGAAATTCTTCTATGTTAAAGTTTTTTGTCATTCTTGGCTTTATGTGTATCGTATATCTTTTGTAAAGTATATATAATAGAAGCTAATAGTAAAATAATTTTTAAACTATTTTCTACTGCAGTAAAACTTATCCCTAAAGAGATAGCGTTAAAACAAGCTAATCTCAAATCACTTACGCTCATATCATTAAAGACTTTAAAAAGTTATTCCATTTTGCAATTAACCAAAATTTAAACTGCTCTAACTTGTCTGCTAAATACCTTAGTCCTTTAATCATTTTATTACATTTTATTTGTTTGATAATCCACCCCATAAAAGCTATGTACTCCATTACCATCTGCTACTGCAACTGCATATGACTTCCAACCATAAGGATGATCTTCTATTCCTTTCCACATAACGTCTATGTGATATTTTTCACTAAATACATTTGGTTTTATTTCATTACCCTCTGCATCTATTTCGCTTTGTTCTAAAACTATATGACCAAGTTTTACTATAGCGTGTGGATGATTTTCTTCTAAAGCATCTATTTTAGTATTTGCTTGTGCCTCATCTACAAACTCGTATTTACCTATCTTTATCATAATGTTGTTAGTGTTTCTAATTCGCTATCAGTTAAGTATGTGTCGTAGATTCTGGCATCATATACTTTACCCTCAAAGTATCTATCTGCACCAGTTTGACTTGCAAAATTAAATCTGTTAAAACCAGTAGGAACAACAACATTTGTAGTGATAGACCTTACTGCACCATTAATAAATACCTTAAATTCATTTTCTTTAAATTTTAAAGCTACTTTGTTTCTTTGGTTTATATTAAATTCTGAAGTTATAATTAAATTCAGCTGATTTGAGCCATTGTAAACTTTAACTCTTAAACTATTAAGCTCATAAGTAAACGTGATATAATTATTAGTTGTGCCATCACTTAGACTAATAATATTATAATCTAAATAAGGAGGATTAAAGCTATTTACATCAACAAAAAATGTACCCTCTGTAATATTAAATAAATTAACATCTCCAGCATCAGTACAAACATCTGCGTTTCTTGTTACAATTGAATTTGCTGGTGTTTCTATATAGCTTGATAAGGTTTTGCCTTCTTCTACTTGACAACCCCACAAATAAACAAAAGCACTTGTAGAAGTATCTGAAGCATCTATTTGACCAGTTGTAGCTCTTGGACTAAAATAACTTCCAATAGTAGCAGCAGCATCTGTATTGTAAACAACAGAAAGTCTGTACCAACCATTACCATAATTTTCTACTTTAGAACTTGTTATTGTGAAATCTGCACCAGCCACACTTGTTGTTAAAGTTGTATTGCTAAATTGAAAAATAGCATCAGCTCTATTTGGGTAAGTGCCTTGCATCCTAAAAGCAAAAAAATCGCCCTCGCCCTGTTTGACGAAAACAGAAGTACAAATGTCTAACTGTGCAGATGATGACTTAGAAGCAGCATCAGAAAGGTAATTGTTTGTACCACTTGTTGAGCCTCTTTTTATTTTATCAGCATTTAATTCTCCAGTAGGAGATATTATTTGATTTGCAGTAACAGTTAAGTCTGCTTGTTTAGTCCAAGCTGCATTGTCAAACTGCTCAGAATAAACTTGTCTGTTTGTTCTAAGTGCTTCTAATAGTAAACTCGGACAGTTGCTATTTAACCAATCAAGTCTTGGTATATCGTTTGTTGAAGCACCTATAGTTTCTATAAGCCCATCTTTATTAACTCTTGTACCAGCACCAACTCTAACAAAGTCAAAATCTCCTGTACCATCATTTGGCAATACAGAATAAACTTTATCTTCATTATATCCACTTGGTATAAGTGCTAAAATAGGGTTATTCATCTTCTTCTTTTGGTAGCGATTCGTTTAGTATTTTTACAATCTCTTGAGCTTGTGCTAATACAGCGATAGGCATATTATTAATAACTTGATTTACTCTTGCAATTTGTTCTTTTGTAATTTCCATAATTGTTTTTTATGTAAATATAGAAATTATTCTGGTAAATCTTCGTACTCGTCTTGGTAATCACTTGGCAAATAAGACTCCATTTCTGTTATCTGTTCTGCACTTAACTCATCTTTATAAAAGTCATTTGCTAAAACCCACTTAAAATGGTCTTTAATTGCTTCTACATTTTCATTAGAACTTATTTGACTTAATTGGTCTGGTATCTGTGAAGTAATTACCTCTTTATGGCTTTCCTCTGTGTTTTCAGATGTTATTGTGTTTCTATACATTATTTATGATTTTAATAATTCTACTTCTGCCTTTAATTCTTTAATTGCTTGTACTAATATTGGAACAAGTTTTCCATAGCTTAACTCAAGTTTATCTGGGTTGCTATCATATACAAGTCTTAAAGTATCGTTGTCTAATTCTTGTACTTCTTGAGCTATAAATCCAAAGTCTTTTTTACCTTTATTAGCAGAATAAAATTCTTCTCCGTCAGCATCTGTTTCTGGTCTATTATCCCATACAAATTCTCTTGGTTGTAAAGCATCTATAAAAGCAAGTCCATAACCTAAATCTTTTATTTCAGATTTATCTCTTTCGTCTGATAATGAAGTTATAGAAGTAACTGCACAACGTAAAGTTGCTACACTTGAATTTCCTAAAGTAACCTCGTTTGAAGCAGAGCTTGAACTTTCAATGGCAGAATAACCAATATTAGTAATGTTTGCACCTGTTGCTGAACCTCTACCCGTTGATGCACCTATATTTGTTCTATAATATCCGTTTGTGTTTCCGTCATCAGCTTGCCAACCAACAGCAGTATTGTGTGAAGCAGCAGTTTGGTCTTGTGAGCCTAACGCTTCATAACCTATGGCAGTATTTCTTTGCCCTGTTGTTTCAGCATCTAAAGCTCTAAAACCAACTACAGTATTATCATTACCACTTGTTTTAGCTCTACCAGCTTCAAAACCAAGATAAGTGTTATGGCTACCAGTATTATTTCTTCCAGCTTCATATCCAAGCGTAACATTAAAACCACCAGTAGTATTAGCATATCCAGACTTATAACCTACATTTGTATTATTACTTCCAGAAGTTTGAGAAAAACCAGCTTGGTAACCTATTGAAATATGACCATTTGCAGTAGAACTTCTTGCAGCATTATCTCCTATCGCTATGTTTGTGGTAGCAGTTGTTAAAAATTGACTTGCTTCGTGTCCTATTGCTATATTATCAGCTCCATTAGTGTCTATTCTATAAAGAGCGTGATACCCTATTGCGGTGTTTCTGTTTACTGCGCTTTTACCAAGTCCAAAACTCATAGCACCAGAGCCTACAGCAACAGTTCTGTATCCGCTTCTACCAAATCCAGCATTATCTCCAATAAGAACCGCATTCAGTTGTAAGTTAGTTCCAGCAGAAGCACCAGCATTGTAACCAATAGCAGTAGAGCGTTCTGAAGTTGTACTATTGTTCAACGCTTGTTTACCTATTGCAGTATTATAATCTCCGCTTGTTAGACTGTTTAAAGCTTCTTTACCTATACCTATATTACCAACTGCTCCAGATATTCCACTTGGTATGTTAATGAAGAAAGCGTTGTCGTTTGTTAAATCTATACTTACATCACTCAATCCATTTAAGTCTGAAGCACCACCACCTCCTAAATTAGAGGGTGCGATTCTTACGTTATCCGTACCATTATAACCAACGACAAATTGAACATCTGCCGAGTTTGTTTTTAAGTCAAATTGACTAAATTTCTTGTTTGCCATTTTTTATTTTTTATTCTATTATTATATATTCGTTTTGTTCAGTTTGTAAAAAAGCACCATCCTCTGCTAATACTTCAAAGAAAGGAGTAGGGGTTGGATCTGTATAAGGATAATAAATTTCTCCCCAACCTGTTTGTTTTGGATTTCCCCACCAAGTAACATCATATATTTTTCCCCAACTCATTTTTTACTTTTTTTAATTATTATTTTATTAGAACTTAAGTATTTTATTATTTTCTTTAGATTCTCTTTTTTTATTTTATATTCCATAAAAATTAGTTAAAGTACTATTCCTACCCAGTTTGCATCTTTATCTGGATACATATCCTCATTTTGATTCTGGTTATACTCTGGTATTAAATTGCTGTTAAAACTCATATAGTCTATAAATCTTCTAGTATAAAAATCTGCAAAGTTTCTATGCTTTTGTACTAGAAAATCTACCTCTTCTTTTGTGGCATTTTGACTGCTTTCTGCAGTATGCTTAACTAAACCACCATTTTTAAGCTCATAACTGCTAAATGGTAAGAAATCTACCATAGCGAAGTGAATAAGCATAGGCTGTATATATTCATTTACTATATTTAGATAATTACCAGCTAAACTATCACTTAATATATCATTAGTAATTTTATCATATAGTTTAGTTCCTATATAATTTTGAATGTGCATCTCTTGAGCGATTTTGATAAAGTAAATAAACTTATCCACATCAGTTGATCCATCAATTATGCTGTTTTTTACTATGTCTGATCTTTTTATAAATAGTACTGTAGCCATATTATTTTCTCCAATAGTTATTTTTAGCAGAGGCTATCTGTGCTACCTCTGGCTCATTTACTGGCATCTTTGCCTCACTTCTTAAGCTAGGATCTAGCTCTGCTATTTTTGCTCTAGCTTCTGATACAGATATTCTCTCATTATTTTTTCTTAAGTATGTTTGTCTCATCCAGTAGTGTGAGCAATTTACTCCTCCTTTATAGAGCCATATATTATATGTAGACTCTCCTTCAGCAGCTAATTCACTGTTAGCACTACTCTCCTTATCTAAATCTTCCTTTCTATATACTTTTGCAGCAGACATCATCTTTTGACAAAAGTCTCTACTCTTTCCTTTAGTGCTTCTACCAGCAGTATAGACATATCTCACTTTTAGTATGCTTGTATCTTGCTCACTAGTCTTATTAGGACTACTAGAAACGACACTAGCAAACTTTAGCGTTTTATGTATTAAGTCATCATACTCATTAGCTGGTCTTTCATCTATTAACTCATAGTCAGATAGATCCTCATCTTCTATATCCATAAGAGCCTCGAAAAGATCACTCTTCATTCTATCTATATCCTTTAAAGGGACACAATTTGGTACTTCTCTACCATCTTTTATTTTAGTGCCTATCATCTCATATCCTGGCTCACAAGGTTTTTTAAGATCGTGAGTCTTACAAGGCATATAGTAAGTATTATCATCTAAAGTATGCTCGTGATATCCTTCACATCCCATCTCTTTAGCTACTGCTTCTGCTTCTTCTATAGTTTCATATGCAACTCTACCATCTATTTGAATACTCATTGATAACTTTTGCCCTGTCTCTTCTTCTACTTGCTCCTTAGTCATAGCATTACCTAAGTCTGTAAACTCAAGTGGCTGAAGCGTTTTAAAGTATAAATTAAGCACTATCTCGTTAAAAGCTAGTATATCATTAAAAGCATCTATTAAAAGCTCTTGAAAAGGCTTAATTACAGTATTATCCATTAAGATACTAGCGGTCTTTAATTCATCAGCATTATTTCCTAGTCCAGTACTATCTTTTATACCTAATAACATAGGAGATATAATTCTATGAGATACCATTACTTTTAATTGGCTCTCTTCTGATAAGAATTGATACTGTTGATGAGCATCACTTAATTGCACTGGCTCTATAGAGGCTTCATTATCTTTAGAATCATTAAAAGCTAATATAAACTTACCAGCATTACTAGTTCCACTAAATTTTTGTTGTATTTTTCTCTCTATTTCTGTTTGAGTCTCTTCATCTGGAACTCCATTGTTAAACGAAATCATCATAGAAGGAGCTAAACCATTAAGAATATTGTTAAGATGATAATTAGCTATCTCTTCTTCTAGCTCTGCATATTGTAAACCTCCTTGATAATCTACTGGACTATAGTAATAGAAACCAGCTCTATAAGGTTTAACACAATATATCTCTATTTCATCACTAGAAGTACCAAAAGCACTAAATCTCTCTGGCTCATCACTAGGCTTTTTATCTTGCCAGTCTGCTAAATAGTAATAAGAGTCTATATCTCCTTCTTCATTTGCCTTCCCTACTCTAAGAGTTTCTATAGGAAAATGAGCTACCTCTATTATTCTAGTATGATTAGAGTTATAAATAACTTGCATAGCACATTGTCCCATTAATTTTAGATCATAACATAACTTTCTTACACAAGAATCCTTTAATAAAGACTTCATCTGTGCATAGTCATTAGGTTTTTTACTACTATCTGTAGCATCTATACCTTTACCAAAGATTAACTGACTAATTCCGTTTATTGCAGCATTATTAGTTGCAGATCCGTTATATCTATCTATTAAATACTGATAATAGTTATTATCATCTCCATAGGCTACCCAATCCTTATTTTTAAACTCCTTTATCTCTGGAGTAGTATAGGTACTTAGATTTACTATTTTTATACTCATATTATTATATAATCATTATCATAACTATCCTCTGTAGTGTACTCATTTTCATTTATAGTATAGTAGTCATTGCTAGATTGATCTATAGTTTGATCTGTACAAAACACTTTATCTTTATAAACTACTACTCCAGAAATTAAAACATCCATATTATAGAATACATCTTTTTTTAATGTACCAAACACAGCATTAAAACTCATATAATCTCTTATAGTAGAAGCTGTTGCTGTTACAGTTACAACTGCTCTAGTACTTTCATTAGTAAGTTTTAGAGTAACTTCTCCATCTACATATTGTCTAGGAATTACTTTAAAAGTTTTAGTTCCACTAGTTCCTATAATCTTCATACTAATATAACGTACTAAAACTAAATTTTGTAGTATCAAAAAAAGGGATACCTAAAGATACCCCTTTCTTATATAAAACCAACTAAAAATTACGGATTAATTTGTGTAGTGCTAATTTCTGCCTCAAAAGCAGTTGCATCTACAAAATAAGCTGGTAGCGTTTCTTGAGCAGCCATAGTTAAAGTGAATCCACTTAAATCTGCCATTCCAGCTCCAGTTACTATTGTACCTCCAGAGCAGTCTGCTCCGTGAGAAGCACCTACCATAAGGTAATTACCATTATAATCTTTTATTACTATATGCGGTCTAGCCTTTACTATAAGAATTAGTTCCTCTTGAGTAGCTTTATCTAATTTAGTTAAAGTTAAATTTAGAGTCTGCTCATAAAAAGCAGTTCCATTTTCTCTAGATGCTGTGATAGTTTGTTCTAAGCTAGAATTACCTTTTACATCAAACTCAAAGAAATCTGGACTTCCTGCAAAAGCAGTAACTTCTCCAGCAGTAACTGTTAAAGCTCCCATAGTTCCAAAGTCTGCAAAGTAAACCGCTTGAATACCACCAACGCTATCCTTGCAAGGTACTGTTCTTCCTGTTGTTAAATTACAAGCCATTATTTATTTTTTTTAAAAAAAAAAGGTAGGTAAGACTATTGCAAACCTACCCTTTTAATATGTTAAACTATTTTTTATTATGCTAAAGTAAGTAGTGTACAATCAGATCCAATTCCGTATTGTACTCCAGAAGTAAATCGCATTACGACTCTAACATTTTGATCTCCTAATACTGCAGAAGTATCAATCAACTTAACTTCATTATGATCTGATAATAAACCAGTACCAAAATATAAGTTAGAAGCCTCAGCAGCTACAATATGATCTGAAGGCATACCTGGACATTGCTGTATTTTGATTCCTTCAAAAGCTAAAGCATTACCTTGATTATACCATTGTGATCCTTTGTTGTCTGTACCAGCAGCTCCTAATCCTTGAGCACCAAATCCACCTAAAGCTCTAACGTAAGCTTGTAAAGCTACAGTAGGTACATATAAAGTTAAATCTTCTTTACCATATACAGCAGAAGGAATAGCATCTACTACATTTCCTAATAATGTTACTATATTATCTGAAGTAAAGGAAGTTGCAGAAGCATTAGCAGCATCATTTACATCTCCATCTGCAGCCATAAGCACAGTAAAGCCATCAAATTCTCCAGCATTAGCGTTTACACCACCCCAAATATTTTGCTCAGTTTTCTCAGCTACTTTAGCAGCTACCTGTCCGATTAAGTAATCAGAGAAAGCTGGAGGTAAGTTATCAAATGTACTCATACCCATAGAAATAGCTTCCCAGTCGCTTCTGTAATCTTTTTTACATAATTGTAAATTTACTTGAAATTCCTCTGGTTGTAGGATTCTTTCAGTAAGAGTTAATGTATCAGCATCAAAATCGAAATCGCAAGTAGCATCTGCAATAATACTTCCTACTGCTAATTTCTTAACGACTTCTTTGTACTTTACATTAGGCTTAATAGTGATAGCTCCATCATTAAGAGTCTTACCACTTAATAAAGCTGCAGAGATGTACTTTCCAGCAAATTCCCCAGCGTAAGTTGTTGTGATCGGATCAGTCATTGAATTGTCTGCATCCGCAAAATTAAATCTTTTTTTCATTTTATTATTATTTGTTTAATTGTCTTAATACTCTATCTAGAGTAGTTTCTTTTCTGTTTTGTGAGAATTTAATCTCTTGTCTTTTAGAGGCTTTTCTCTCTGGAGAGTGCTTGAACTTTTTGCTCATTTCTTCTTTCTTCTCCTCTTTTTTCTTTTCCTCTTCTTCTTCTTTTTTCTCGTAAGAATCTTCAAACTTCTTTTTAAGTTTTTTCAATTCCTCTTTTACTTCCTCTAAAGCTGGTGCTACCACCTCTACTACTGCTTCTACAATAGCTTCTACTTCTGGAGCTACTTCTTCTGGTACTTCAGTTTCGATAACTTCTTCTTCAGCTTCTACTGCTACTGGCTCTTCTGCTGGAGCTTCTGATTCTCCGATAGAAGCAATTACCCCTTCTTCCTCTACAATTAAAGAACGTCCATCCTCTAATTTGTATTCTCCGATAGGTAAAGCTACTCGCTCATCATCAGTAACAATAAAAACAGACTGACCAGCCTCAAAAGACTCAGCCTCGATAACTGTACCATTGTCTAAAGTCTGCTGAGCTAATTTTACACTAGCATTCAATAGAGCTTTAATCTTAGATAACATCTCTGTCGTTTTCATATATTTATTATTTATTAATTAATTTTTATAAAAAATCGTTATTCCCAGTTACGTTTATAGTATCTCTGTATTTTCTTATAAAATCTTGATACATCTCTTTATAGTTACTAAGCATATTTACTATTTCTTCATAACTTGCTATTGATTCAGAAGGATCTATACCTAATTCATCTGCCTTAGTTTGAAACTCTGCAACTAAAGATTCCATTCTTTCTCCATATTCTTCTAAACTTCCAGCAGAGCTATTTATAGCCATTTCATCTATTTCTAATCTTATATCATTAGTAGCATCATAGTATTTATTTTCTAATTCTTCTAATCTTTCATAACCATAATAAGAAACTAAACTATAAGCTTCTTCTAAAGAATCATACTCAGACTCTATATCATCTACTATAGATAAATTTACTTTTTTCTTAGTCATTCCCTTAGCAATTCTGCTAAATACTGTTTTTTTAGTGTTCATTTTTATCTATTTAATTCGTTTGCTAATTCGTATAACTCGTATAATTCGTTTTGTAGACCTACTACATCAGTAGCAGTATTTTCTGCTTCTGTAAATTTTTCCTGTCCTAATCTATATGCTTCGCTTTGATCTGCATCTATACCTAAATCACTAGCCATACCTTCAAAAGAACTTAAAGCTTGTTCTAGTCTATCTCTATTGTCAATGTAGTTTTGTAGTTTTTCTTCTAAAGAATCAAAGTTAGATATAAAAGAATTTGCTGCATCTCTAGCTTGAGATATAATACTTTTTAACTCAGATTCATTATTTCTTAAATCACTTAAACCAGAATCTAATTCTGAAGCATTTAGACCATCTATTGCAGATTGAATGTCATCAGAAGCTGAAAGCTCTGACTTAAACTGCTTACCAAATAGTCTACTAAATACTGTGTTTCTAGTACTCATATTATAGTTGTTTCATTGTTTTAGCAACTTCTAAAATTTCATTTATATTATCTAAATTACTTTGATAACTTCCAACTGTTACTGTTGCATTAGTATATTCATCAAATTGAAAAGGGTTAATACCTAAATCCTCAGCACTTTGACCAAATTCATCTAAAGAATACTCTAAATCTGAAATACTATTTGAAGCAATATCTGCCATATTGATTAAGCCGCTAACTTCATTTTGTAAATCTATATATCTATTAACCCAATCAGTCAACATATCATCAAACACTTTAAAGTCCGACTCAGCTCCATTAGTTCTAGTTTCTAAATCTCTAACACCAGCTAAATCTACTTTTTTCTGCTTACTTAACTTCTTTTTGCTATTCTTAGATAGCTGTGCGTAAATTCTTTCTTGTGTAGTCATAATTAGATTTATAATAATATAACGTCTCTATAATTTTTTTTGCATTTTTAAGCCTTAGCTTGTATAATAAACCACTCAGTTCCATTACACCAGATCTTTAATCCTTCATAAGCTTTATTAATTCTAAAAGCACTAGAGCTACCATCTAAATTTTGACCACCTCTAGGAGTTAGATCTGCGTGGGTAGCAGTACTAAATGTACTATCTGATATTATACGCTTAGTTCTATTAAGGTTTTTAGCTGCAGTTGCATCTGGTAAAGTTAATTCTACTGTACCATTACCGCCACTCCAACTCAATACAATAAGCTCTGCTTCATCATATACACTATTGTTTAAATCAATAGTACCACCAGCTACACTTACAGTTAGTGCTGTAGGATCTAAGTGATTTACTACAAAACTTTGTACATTAGTTAAATTAGCTTTTTTAGTTTCTGAACTTTGAACTATTGCTATCTCTTCAGCACCTGTTATATTTGCTGCTGTTACATTAGTTAAATCTGATATTTTTTTATCTGCCATTATAAAAGTATTTTTCCGTTATTCTCTTGTAATAAAAAGTCTGTATTTTCCTGTAGAAGAGCTTGACTAGTTGTACCAGTTCTACCAATACCTTGAGCCCATAAGCTACCATCACAGCACTTTCTATCATAGGTTAATTGATCTTTACATAAACAGCCTCTGCGACTATTTTTTGGACTTGTTCTACTAGGAGTTTTTTCGTATTTATTTTTTCTCATCTAGTTTTTCTAATTTATTAATTGCCCATTCAATACCAGAAGTACCTCCCCAAGCATCCCACATCAATCCTCCACATCCTTCTGAGTATGGTACATCTTTATTCTGTTGATGTCTTTTAAAACTAGCCATTCTAGAAATAGTATCTCTGCTAATAGGCTCTTTTTTTGCTAGTTGATTAGCTCTTCTTTTGCCTACATCAGTACCACAGCTACCCCATCCATTTTTTTTTGCCCATTCTAAAGCTCTATTAGCATTGTTACTAGCAGAATCTGGATAGTCTGTATAAGATTCTAGATTTGTTTCTGCTTCTAATATCATTTGTTTAATCTTTAGCAACTCTAATCCAGCCTCTATCTCTTTACTTAATTCTTTTTTCTTAGATTTTTCTACAAAATACCCCTCTATAGAGAAGCCTTTTACCTTACCTTCCTTTACAAAATCTTGCCAGACCTCTTCATTAGTAACTTTCATAGTTCCTACCCAAGTTCCTAAAGGTAAATTCATATCATACATTTGACTTTTATCTTTTACCTCATCTTCAACTATCCAAGACTCTACTAAACAGAGACCAGATAGCTCTAATCTATGCTCAAATGTAGAATTATTTTGATATCCGTTCATTAAAAACATTTCACTAGCTTTTCTTACAGTTTCTCTAGTAAAATATATGTAATATTCATCATCTCCATCTTTTCTATAGATAGTTTTATTAGGAACTAGTAAAGCTCCTGTTAAAAGTCTTTTATCAGTATCTGCTTCTGCTAGTTTATATTCTTTTTGTTGATTAAGAGCTACAAAGTTTTCTTCTATAGCTGGATGCTCTACAATACTTATTGCATCTATACCAGCAAATAAGCTATCATCCTCTTCCTCTATAATAAGTTCTACTATTCTCATACTATTATAACGTATTTATTTTATTTTTGGTTAAAGTGTAGCACCTTCTACAATATTATTCTGTAAACTCTGAGCAGTTGTAACATCATTAGCTACTACATAAGCTTGAACTGGCTCTTGTGTTTGTTCCCCTATTGCTTCTGCTAATTGACTTGTTTCTGTAGCTCCTACTATATTAAAACTTGGAGCTTGTGGAGCTGCTGCTGTTGCAGATCCTACAGATGCTCCTCCACCACCAGAAGATTTTGGAACTTTAGTAGATATAATTTTTTTAACATTAGCAAAACCTACAGCTCCTGTAGCAATAGCTTGAGCTATAGCATAGCCTGGTATTGATGATTTAGAAAAAGCCTGTAATTGACCAGCAATAGAAGCATAAGTACTAATTAAAGATGCAGCTACCGCCATAGCTTTACCAGCAGCAGTTTCTTCTCCTATAATACCACTAACAGACTGTAGCGAATGAGCATATCCCATAGCTGCAGTCATTTTTTGTTTAAACTCTTCTTCTGATATTTCTACACTTACATCTGCAAGATCTTTTAATAGATCATTCTTTTGCTCAGCAGATAATATTTCATCTGAGTTTATAGCATCTCTTCTTTGTTGTAGCACTTCTCTTTGCTGATCAAATGTTAAAGTGTCAAACTCTCTATCCAACTCTAGATCCTCAATTTTTTTAGCTTGTGCTTTTTCTCTGTCTTTTAAAGCGAACTCATCCTTTTTAGCTTGTAATGTTTCATTAAGAGAATCAATAAGCTCTTGACTTAATAGACCATTAGCTAAAGCTTCAGCCATTAGTTTTTTGTTATGCTCTTCTATTTTTTGTAATTCTAAAGCTCTTGCCTCTTCCTCTGTATTAGCCTCTGCTTCTCTAATTCTATTTTTTAAGTCTGCTAACCTTTTTTGGTAATCCTCTTCTAGTTTTAACTTTTCATCATTCTCTTTCTTTATCCTATCTTGTTCTTCCTTATTATCTTGCAGAATAAAACTATCTCTAGTATTTTTTAGTTTTCTTAATTGTTCCTCAGTTTCATCTATAGTAGCTTGACCTTCTTCTGCAATTTCCTCTGGATCAAATAACATAGATGAGGTCTTTTCTAAAAACCCTTCTGTTAATGCAGTACCTTCTTCTAAAACTCCTAGTGAAGCTAAACTATTAGTAATACCATCAATTAATCCAGTAATAATTAATAGAGGTGTAGATAAAAATGCTATTATACCTTTAGCTATACTTTTGTTTCTTTCTGCAGCTTCTATTTGAGATTTTTTCATCTCCTTCTGAGTAAGTAACTGAGCTTCTAGGTTTAATATAGTTTCGTTTAATTGTTGCTTCTTAAGATCTCTAATTTCCTTTTCAGTTTTACCTTGAAGCTTTAGAGTATTCTCCATTTGACTTATCATCTGTGATTGTTTCTCAGATTCAGCCACAGATTCTTTTTGAGTCTCTAATAGTTTTTTCTGTTCGGAACTTACACCACTTACAAGTCCTTTAATATCTTCCCAATATGCTACAATCAATCCAAGAGCTACAACTAAAGCACCTATACCAGTTGTTACTAAAGCAGTTCTAAATCCTTTAACACTTTTTATTAAACCTCTAAAACCTCCAATACCATCTTTTACTGCTGCCGCTAAATCTTTTACTTTTGTAGCATAACCTCCAGTAGCTTTATCTAAAGCCTTAAATCCATCTCTTTGTTTATCCCCAGCAGTAGCAACTTTTCCTAAAGCTATGTTAAGCTCATTAATAGCTTTTACTGCTTTGTCGGTTTTCGCTACTACTTCTACTTCTGCTGTTTGCATAATTCTCTTTTAAATTGTTCTATACCTTCTTTAAATGTTTCTGGCATTTTATATTTACCTTTTGCTATGTCTATGTATTTACCTTCAAAATCATATTCTAAAGCGTATAATATATCTCTTATCATCTTATTCTAATATTATATTGTCATTTTGCTCTGTTATAAGTGTATCTCCATTTTCTGCTAGTGCTACAGGATCTTGATCTGTAGTACCATAAACTATAGTATCATTAGAAAATACAATATTACTTCCAATAGTGTACCTTACTCTAATTGCAAACTTATAAGTTATGTTACTTTCTAAACCTGTTACTTTCTTAGATACAGTTGTATTTGCTAAAGTTTCAGAAAATGTATCATCTATATATAAATCATAGCCTGTAATATTATTACCTACAGGATCAGCTAAAGCAGTCCACTCTATAGTGATAAAATCATTACTTTTAACAGTAACACTTAAACTTGCTAATCTAGGTAGACTTGCTGTCTGATCGTTTTCTACTCCTGTTATAGCCTGTGATAAACTATATAACTCTAAAGAGCTTTTATTGTTTAATAGGTTTGTTTTTATATTATTGATTCTATATGTCTTATTACCTATTATAAACTTATCATTTAAATTATACTTTAATATAATATGTAGAGGTAAGTAAGCATCTAGTTTATTTATTCTACCCTGTCTATTAAATACACTTGCTATGTAATCTAAATAGTATTTCTCTAGTAAGTTTGTACCTTTAGGCTCTAGAAAAAACTCATCATTTTCTATACCATAGTTTAAAGAACTAGAAGCATCTAATACTGTACCTCCAGACTGCACTAAAATTTGGCTAGGTCTGTTATAAGCTGATATAGTTTCATCTGATCCTCCATCTGCATTAGCAAATAAAAAAGTAGGAGTAGCAGTTTGATTTACTATATACAACAATAAAGGATTACCTATTGTAGGATTAAAATCTTTGTCTAGCATAGCACCTTGACAAATAGTAGTAGAAGTACCTAAAGCCTCATCCGATAATCTTTCATAAAGCATTTTTTCAAATACAGGCTCTATCTTATAGTCTGTACCATCCCATTCTACATCTCCATAATTTTCTCCAGCAAAATTAGATCCCTGTAGCTCATCTGATTTTTCTACTAAAAAACTCTTTTTGCTTGGAAAGTTAAAATCTATGTTTTTATATTGTAATACTTTGCTTATACTGTTTTTGCTTGTATCTACATATTTAGTAATATCATAATTTAAACCCTCTTCATAGTAATCATTTAAAGGTACTACTCTAATTGTATTGTCTACCTTGTAAGCTACTAAATTAAACATCTTAAACAAGTTAGTTAAGAAGTCAATAGCTTTCATCTTAGGCATATGTCTACCTATTACTACTGTATTAGCTAGTGAGAAAGAATCACTTTCATAAGTACATTGCAAAATTCCGTTTAAACTTGCATCTATTTCGTAATCTACAATATTAAATGTATTTGTTGATGTAAGTATTAATCTAACATTAGCCGTAGCATAATAACCTACAGGAACTGTAAATGTATAAGACGTACTGCCTGTATTACCTGTGCTTTCAGTAAGTGTATCTCCCCAATATCCGTGTTCAGCTCTAAAATCAAATTCATCAGTTGTTGCTGAGGTTGTAATTCTAATATTTAGTGCTGCAAATTGACCATTTAAACCAAGTATATCTGGAGGTGTACCTGTTAAAGGTCTGGCCTCATCTCCAGTACCAGGAACAATAGTTAAACCCTCATCAGTAGGCAAGTGAAATAAAGTCTCTAATATAGTTAAACCTCCACCTTCATCTGCATTACTCATAAATCCTTTCTCTCTGTGCATCCACATATAGATACTATTAAAGTCTACACTATTAAAGAACTCCCCTGTAAAGGTAATCTCATCAAAAGTATTTTGTATAGCATCTATTATCTTTCTTATTTTTATAGCTGGTTTTAAATCTCTGTAGTTTAGCTTCTCTCCAGCTACTGGAGTATTTGACTCATAAGCACCATTATTATATCTCATATTTTTAGTATGAGTTATTAAAGGAAAACATATATCTCCTAAAGAAGTAAACATAGGAAATATAGTAGCGTGATCATAAGCAAAGTTTAAACTTGAGTCATAGTTAAGACCACTTAGCATTGTTTCTCCTAATACATCTTTTAGCTCTACAGTTTCTCCAAAGAATATTAATTTATAAGCGTGAGGTTTATTATTTTTTAGTGATACACTATTTAATCTAATCTTTCCTTTTTTATAGTCTGATCCATTTAGCTTTATTAAAGCATCTGCTTTATATCTAGCATCAAAACTATTTAATATATCGCTATCCTCATAATGTCTTATTATTTTAGAATTATGTTTAGAAGCTGGTATATTAAACTCTTGAGAAAAAGGAGTAAAGATCTTAGCTACATCTTTTACGTTTTTTATAGAATCTGTTATACTTACACTTTCATCCTCAAATAAATCTAACCTATTATAATCACTCATAACTAAGTAAGGCTCATTGACTAAAAATATATCATCTGATAAACCTAGAGTAGTAGCAGAAACAGAAGTAACTTTTGCTGAGGTATTATTAGCTTCATTAAAAGCTATATAGCCTACCTTTACAGTATTTGTAAAATCTGCATTTGCATCTACTAAGTTATTAGTTGAGCTAGAGGTAGCATTACCATAATATCTAATACCATCTCTTATGTATAATTCTATAATTTGCATTAGCGAATATTGTTTATAGTATCAAAAGCAAAATCTATCTCTATTGTATAGTTTATTAATTTGTCGTTTAAGTGAGTTTTATATGTCAAACTGCTTCCACTTACATTTACAGGAAGTGTTTGAGAGTTAATCTCTATCCAACAATCCTCACTAAGTTGCATCTCTTTAAATACATCATTATAAGACTCTGGATAATAACCAGTGTTTAAAGTTAGTTTCTCATTACCATTTTTAGTAAATATTTTATTTTGATGGTTACTTATATTGTAAGATCCTCCACTTATTATATTTCTTTTAAAGCTATCTTTTGTAGTAGATAAAACTTCATTAGTTCTTTTAAAAAACCATATATCCTGGAGGCTGCCAAACTTATTAGTAAATGTAATTTTTAAAGGATCGTATTTACACTCCTCTATATTATCTACAATTAATTTAGTAACTCCTGTTGAGGTCTCTACAAAAATAGTATCAAAGTCAAATAAAGTAAATTCATTAGTAAACTCATCTAAACAGCTACTACCCTCAAAAGTGCCTCCATCCTGTATTACTCTATCCTCATATTCATCTGATCCGTTTATTCCGTTTGTAACGTATTCTATTTGCTCATCACTTTCTGTGCTACTACTTACTGCCTTAGTATATACTTGAGTTCCATTAAGCTGGTAAGTAACTTGAGTAGTTAGTGATGTATCTACAGCTATAGTAGCTGGAGCATCATCTAGTTTTACTATTTTAGTATTGGTTTGTAATAATCCTGTATTATTTTCTGGATTAGCTCCTTGCTCAAAAAACCCATAACCATAAAAACCTTTTAGCTGTGTAAAGCTACTTGTAGGCTGTATTGTTACTTGATGTGTTTCAGTAGTTCTATAATCTACCCATTGTATCTCAGTTGCATAATTTCCATCAAAACTATTAGTAAAGTAATCTTTAACTAATTCTGATATTTCAAAAACACATTCATTATCGACTGCAAATGATTCTAGTATATAGGTAGCTGTAGTAGGTCTATCGTTGTTAGTTGCTCCTACTCCTCTTGTACCTGTATATATAAACAATTCTAATTGGCAGCTAGTTAAGTTTGTTACTGTGCCAGTTGTTATATAATATGGACTTCTTACGTTTAATTTGCTCATTTTTTATTTATACTAATTTCTATATCTTTTTCTACATCTAATTTTAATCCTTCCTCTAGCTTATATGGTATCTGTTGCTGTGCATACTCAAAAGCATTAGTGAAAAACATAGTAGGTCTCAAACCTCTGTTATATATGTTACCAGCAATAATCTTACCTATTGTCTCATATGTACCTCTAACAAATCTACCTTGTTCGTCTCTTAATCTATAATTTTTATTCTTTGCCCAATCTGCTACACTCAATGCAAAATCATCAAATGTCCCAGCCATATTACCACTACCAAACTCATAAGGACTATTTGGTGCTTGTTGTTCTTTTATTGCTTTATCTCCTCCTCTTACTTTACTAGGATCTTTACCCTTAACACCTTTATCCTGGAACTTACCATAATCTTCCATTAGGATTTGAAAGTATAATCCTCTAGTATCTTTCTCTATAACAGTACCCTGTATGCTATCATATAATTTACCAACAATACCTTCATTAGCTAGATTCTTTTTTGATTCTTGTACAATTAAGTCTCTAACCTCTTCTAGATATTTTATTAAATTATCGTTAATCACAGATATCTATATTATTCATTACCACTAAAGAAAACGTAGCAGACCAACCAGCTAATTCGTTTTCAAACCTATCTTTAAAAGCTTGTAAGTTAGATGTACCTTCTAATTGATAACCATCTCTATGAGTAGTACCTTTTCTTAGTTCTTGTATAAACTTATTAAGTACAGCTAATTGAGTGTTTAATACATCCATCTCATTATTGTTTCCTCTAAAGATATCTTGAGTTTCTTCTTTGTTTATGTCTACTAAATCCATAGCTAAGATGCTAAAGTTAAAAGTCATAGTTTGACCATTTTCTGTAACGTTGTTTAGCATTATATGACATAAGGGAAATATATCTTGTTTGTTTAGATTTACTTGAGTTATATCTCCTCTAGTTACTGTATTAACATTTACATCTGTTAGTAGTAAATCCTTTAGAGTATCCATTACATCATAGTAAGCTATTGCTCCTCTGTGTGTTATTGCTGTCATTTAATTCTTTTTTCTTTTAACGTTCCCTTTACTACTAATAAACTAATAAGTATAATAGTGAAGATATTAGGATGTCCCTCTCCACAGAAACCTAATATGTGATTAATACTATCTATCATTTAAAATTCTTTTTTATTCTTCTTCTTTCTAATTCTGCTTTCTCTTTCATAAAAGCTAAAGCATATAAACACTTATGTAGATTTAGTTTAGTAACCTTATCTACCTTCATTATATTAAATCCGCTAAGTGCTTGTATTGATTGATACCATCCCCATTTATTAGAGAAGTTTGATTCAGCACTGAGTCCTCCAGAAGATTCTCCTCCTCCAAATATTTCGTCATAGCTATCGACAATTCTTTCCCTAAATTGTAAAAAAAAAGCATACTACTTACTACTGCATCCATTGGAGTATGTATCATAGCATCATAATACAGATCCCCTTTATATTCTTCAATTAGATACTTATCTTTTATTTTTTGTTTAACTGGTCTATATAGAACAGCCATTGCTTTATACATATTGTCCCAGCTTCCTAAATTAGAATCTAGATCTACATACTCTCCAAAGGTCATATCATCTAGCTTAGGTATAAAACCAAACTCAGTATCTCCTAACTTAAATGTCTTTACTAATTCTGGTTTCTGATTAAGAGTGTTAGTAATTGTTCCTACTACCTTTCTTACATCACTCATCTTATATTCTACTGCTTCTATTAGTGGAACTCCACAAAAGATATCTAGTGTTTTCTGATGAACAAAGACATCGCTATAGTCATCATCTTGATTAACTTCTAATACTTTCAGATACTTAACATAGTCTGATAGCTTTATCTCTCCTAATTCTGTAGGTACATTTAGTTTGATCTTCATAATAATATAACGTAAAATTTATTAGTTTTAACGAATTGCATACTTACCAAAGTTTACTTTACTCATAATAGAATAAGTACTATACCTAGTCGCATCAATAAGATGATCGTTCTTTGGCTCTGGTTGGTTAGTAAGCTTTCCGCTTTTATCTTCTTTCCATTTGTAATCTCTAAACTCCTGTATAGCGTGATGGCTATCTTTAGTTATGTTTAGTTTATATCTCTTAAGTAAATCTATTCCAGCATTAATAGAGTCTTTACCTTTTACACTAGGTCTTATATTCCAACCCATTCTTCTTAGCTCTTCATTTAGTCTAGGCTCTGCAGAGTCTGCATAGATTAGCTCTTTGTTAATTCCTAAGTCTTTTAGCTTATGATGGATATCTCTTCCTGTCATCATAGTTTGGTAGATACATTCTTTTATGTATAGCTCATAATCTTTTTTCCATACTCCTACCATAGCTGTAGGATCATTAGTATATCCGTAGTCAAGTCCATAACTTACAAGCTCTGCATCTGCTGGTATGTTATCAGTTTCATAGTATTTGAATATAGTTGCTTTACTATATCCTCTCTGCCCTAGTCCATAGATTCCTCCAGTAGTGCTCATCTGTTTGTTTAAGTCTCTCTATCTCTTCTATTATACTTGTATCTAGAAACTTATTATCTAAGTATGTAGTTTTAAAGAACTCTACATCTTCTCTAGGTATTACCTTATCATATATCCAGTGATAGAAAGTCAGAAGGATTAAAGTCTATTACTATCTTTTCTGTTGTTCTAAATACTAACTGCTGCCAGTCCTCATAGTCTAACTCATTAGCCTCATTAATAAACAGGAACTCTCTTTTACGACCTCTAATCTTTTGTGGCTGATCTACACTAATAAACTCTACTAGATTCCCATTTAGATCGTATTCACTATTACTTTTATTGTGATTCCCCTCAGCATACTTATTATGTATTTTAAGTATATCTATAAAGTCTCTCATTACTGAGGATCTTAAAGCTGGGAATGTCTTTCTACATATAGTGATAGTCTTACCAGTATTTACCTGGCAGTAGTGGAATATAATAAAGAGCAAAATGTTATAAGTCTTTCCAGATCTT